GGTTCTTACATCAAATATCTCTATTTCGAATTTGAGATTTTGTTTCATTTTTATTCTTCTTTTACTACTTTTTGTTTTCTATATTCATATATTCATAGATCTAATTTTATTTATTTTATTCCATATCCTTCTTTAATAATTTTTGCACTGTCGATGGCTACGGGACCAGTTAATCTTTTTCCGCTTTCTTCACTTGAAAGCGTTGACAATGTATTAAAAGCAGTTAAAGAACCCATTTCTTCCATGATTTTCCTTGTTTGCTTTAGAAAATCAACAAAATTAGCTGAATTCATGTTGACGCTATATAGCGCTGAATTTATTTCAGTCAATTGTTTAGAATATGATTCTTGAAATTTTAAAGCAGATTGAAAAGACGTAGCGAACGAAGTTAAAGCAGTCTCTCTAGCACCCGGCAATAATTGTCTAACTCCACTTTCAGAATATATATCTCTTTTAGTAATTTCTCCTTGAGAAAAAGCTTTGCCTATTTCGAAAAGTTGTCCTGTCGTAGTACCTAAAGTACCAGCTGCGATTAACCTGCTCGTTTGTCCCCCAACAGCGCCAGAAGAAGCTATTTCGGCTATCATTCTTCTATACGCAGCTGATTGCATTCCGTTTTGTTTAGCTTCTAAATAATCTAAAAATGTTGCGTTTTCATTTCCTTTAGCTCTTTTAAAAGCCGAAAATTGTAACATTTCTGCTGCTTCGTTCGCACTACCCGCTGATTGAGCTGAAGAAGCTGCAGAACTCATAGCTGCATAAGCGGTCGGAATACCGAATTCGCTTAAACTAGTATTAGCAACAAAATTAAGCAAATTTCTAGCTGTATTTTCGCCATACATTAAAGTCGAAGCTCTGATCGACATAGCAGCTTGACCAACTTCATCTAATTGCCAGCCAGTTCTTCTAGCAACTGATTGTAAATTTTCTAAACTAATTCCTGCTCTACTCCCCAATAAAGTGCCAATAGAAACTTGCTCGAAAGTGCCATAAATACCTTTTTCTGTCATATCAGCTATGGCACTAACACCTCCTTGTTCAGCCATAGCTCTAACTCCACGAATTCCTCCAGTTTTTACAGCGTTTTCAAAAAATTGAATGATTTCATACTGATTAAGACCTAATCTACCCGCTAATGTTTCACCCGATTTATAACCAAGTGATTCATTAATTAACTCAGTTCTTTCAATTCTTACTCTATTTCGCGCACCTTCTCTAAAATTAGGAAGACTTTCTTGCGACATTCTAGCTATATCTTCCATCGCAGCAGCATTTATCGCTTTTTCGTCTAATGATAATCCTAAAAGCTTACCTAAACCAGCTGCTTTTCCAAACTGCAAAGCAACAGTTGCCCCAATCCCAATTGGCGCAGTAGTAGGACTAAACATCATAAGAGCAGATATAGCACTTGCAACATTAAGAACAGTATTTCCAGCATCAGTTTGTCTTTCTAATGCACCTCTAGCAATAACTCCTTGCTGACCGCCCATCATCTGAACAGGCTTATCAAAATAATACTTAGAGAAAGTTTTAAATGTTTCAGCGATAGGCTGGAATAACGCTGTATATCGACCAACGCTGTCTAAAAATGACTCGTTTTGTTTTTTGGCTTCTCTATTTTGATTCGCAAACTCTTTTTGTATGTTTCTTAAACTATCGACTAACTCGCTAACAACAGTTCCAAATTTATTAATATCAGCAGAAGAAGATGTTATTGGTTCGCTTATAGGAACAGTACCAGTTTTATCCCATACAACATTTCTAGAAACACCTAATTCGCTATTCAATCTATTAATAGCATTAGATAAAGCTCTTATATCGTCGTTTAAACTCATATCTTTTCCCAACTATTATTAGGCAATATCGAAAACAAATCTATATTTTCTCCAGATTCAAGTCGTCTTGTTATGTCTTCAAATTCATTAGAATCAGATTCGAAAATTTCAGTTTTGCTCTCGTTATCGATTTCTTGATTATTGTTATAATCTTTAAGAAATTTTTCTAATTCAGCTTGCAATACTAGTTCGTAATAAATCTCTTCATCGGTAAGACTAAGAAAACGTGGATCGTTAGGCGGAAGTGAATATTTTTTTCTAAATAAAAGTCTGCTTAAAGTATTTTTTACTTCTTCTTTAGCTTTTATAGAAAAACTTTTAAAATAAGGATCGGAATCCTCATCTTTATTGTTTTTATTAAGTATCGCTTGATTGTTCTGAATTTTCTGGACGAAAAAACGCAAACGATTGATAATCCGAATACATCTGTCTTAAAACAGACCAATCGGGAGCTGAAACATCTTCTAATCGTAAATCAGAAGGTTTGTCAACTATAACATTGTTAAGACAAGCTATTGTGTATGCTAATGTATCAGATACTTGATCAAAACCTACTAATCCTGATTTATAAGTAGCGTACATTTGTCCTATCGATATCTGTTCGCCAACAGTCGGAATTTTGTATCTAATTTTAAATTCCTTCCCGTCTATTTTATAATCGAAGTATTGCGATATTTTTCTGCTCATTTTTGTTTTCTCTCCTATTTATTACGCAGTAGTTTGAACAAAGCCCGGTGCATCGCCCGAAACAGCTTCAGTACTCAAAAGAGTACAATCGTGAGCTACAATAGTATGCTTTCTAACAGAAACTGTTCCTCTAGCAAATATGCAATTATTATAATATCTAATAGTTTTCCCAGTTATTTTATCTATAATCTGAACAACAAAAGGATTTCTAGATAAATATGTATCTATATCATTTGGAAAAACTCCAATATCGAATAAAGAATCTTTCTTTAAAGACATAGAAGAAACACGTAACGTTATTCTATTCATAGTTGGCACGTATTCTACTACTCTCGGATCTCCTATTCCAGAAGCTGGTTCAGGAGAAAAATCTTCATCTGCTGTTACATCTTGAAGAAGACCAACTGGATGATTGTTTATTATTACTAAAATAGTATTGCCTGAATATACTTTAGGTGCCATGTTTGTTTACTCCTTAGACCAAGGAAACATTTTTTTCCCAGATTTACATCTCGAATAGCCTACGCAATAAGCAATAATCGAAAAACCAAATATAATTATGACAAAACCAATAAATTCCATATTATTTCCCTCTATACTGTTGCACTGAATACAGTCGCGCTAATTGTTATCCCTATATAGTTTATTGGAAGAACTGGACTACATTCAAAAGACACATTAACAATATCTCCAGTAGACGAAATTACTAAATTTCTATAAGATGGATAAGAATCAGTACCTACAATTACTTCTTCGCTTTCGAGTCCTTTAAGTACTTGTATTAAAGCTCCCTTAATAGTTTGAAGCATGTAAGCAGAATTCTTTCTTCCAATAAACTGTTTTAAAGCTTCTCTACAATTTTTAGCTACATAATTAGTAGCTAATCTAACAGATATTTCCTTTTTGTTAAAATTATCATCAGAAATCCAAGACGTAACTCCTTGGACGACTTTATACGTGCCATTTGCAAGTTTCTCTATGCAAAGAACACCGTTATCTATAAGTTGTATAATTTGTCTATTCTTAAAAGAAGTAGAAACGTCATAAACATTAGTTAAAACTTTATTTGTAATAGGCTCGCCAACAGAATAGCTAGAAACTAAACCAGCTATAGTTGCAGCTGTATATGTTCCATTTAAAGTAGCCAATTCACCCGAAACCGTTATTGTTTTAAGTCTAGGTGAACAAATTACTATATATGGTGTATTAAAAGACGCAGCCTTAGAAATTAACGTTGAAATTAAAGTATCCGCATCACCATCTGTTGCAGCAAATTGATAACCGATTAAACCAATTCTCTCGTCCGAACCTAATTCGCTCATATATTTACAATGATCATAAACATAAGAGAAAATAGAATCAGCTGAAGAAGTTATATTATAAGTCAAATAATCATCTACGATAGGAACTACTAAATCCAAATCGAGATCTTCAAAAATCTCAGCCAAAATTCCTTGATACGATGTTGCATCGACTAAACCATAACTTCCAGAAGATAAAACAAAAGGAACAGCAGTTGTCAATAATGAAAGTGTTTTATTCGCTACTGTAGTAAATATGTTATTCGTATCTACTGCTGTCACATATTTTTGAGCTCCAGAATTAAGCCAATCAAAAACAGCCTTAACATTGCAATATAAATCCTTTCCATTCGTATCAGCAGGCGTTATCACTGTATCGCCAGAATCTAACTCAATAGGCTTCTCGTAATCCCTTAAAGAAGTTACTGTAACTCCAGTAATAGGAGACGGAGTAGCTGCTGCTAAAGCGTTGTTTATGGCAGGAATTAAATCTTTAATACTAGAAATTCCTGCTTAAATTATTGAAGGAGCAGTATCGAAGCCATTAGTAATAGTAAGATAATAGTACGAACTACTATTTGCTATCGAAAAAGTAACAGAGTCAGACAAACTTTTTATATTAAGAACGTTTCTATAAATGCCAATAGCTTCGTACGTATTTCCAAAACCTTCAATAACTATATCAACGCCTTTAGTAGAATTATTACTGAATGTAACAGAAATACCGTTTGCATGAGCTCCATAAAATGTCGAATACAACGAAAAAGGAGCTGCTGGAGAAGCATTATATAAATAGCTAGATCTAGAAGCTTCAGACGAAAATGATTTAGTAGCATAATTATACGTGCCTGCAGTTCGAACAGCCCAAATAAATTGCGCTCCCGATGAAAAAGCTCTTGCTACACCTTCGACTAATGGACCTTCGCTAAAAATATCAATAGCATCATTTAACGAAGTTAATAAATAGGCTTGATTAGGAACTCCATCTTTAGAAGGACCAACGATGCCAATAACGTTCGAACCAACTAAACCTACAGGTTGCAAAGCAGAATCGTCTACATATGTAGATACAGTTGGTTTTATGTAATACCTTCCATTAAAATAAAAACCCATATAATTAATCTCCTATAAATCGTATATTTTTATAAATTAACTAATATTCATTTATTCTGAAGAACTAATTTTTGAATTAGATAACAATTCAACAGAAACTTCTTGAGGTTTAGTTATATATTGAGCAATCTCATCTGAATTACAAGTTTGCAACGTAATTCCTTTAATAGTTCCAAATATACTATTATAAACTTCACTCCAAGATTCTATATATCTAAATCTAACTATTATATGCAAATGAAAAGTATCTTTTGGAAAATATTCTGCGTCGGGAGAAAATCTATCAGTATTAAGATCTAAATCGTACATATCGTCATGAGTATTAGAATAATGTTCTAAAGCAAATCTAACGAAAATGCCAATAAGTCTAGTTAACAATATTTGATTAGTTATGATGTTTATAGTATACGCACCCATATTCACATAACCATAACTATCAGATTTTTGCGTTATTTCTCTTCCATAATTATCTAATTCGCTAACTTCGTCTGTGCCTAAAATATCTCCAATAGGCTTTTCGCTTCCTATATACGTCTCTTGATCCATTATGCAAGTTATTACGGGAAACTCTGACGATAAATTATTATATGACGTAGTATATTTTATTTTATCGTTTACTATAATATCCCTGAATGCGTTTCTAGTAGTTTCGTCGATATCCAATAAATCAAACAAATGCTTAAAAGTCTGATTCTCGGAACTACTAGCGTCTTTAATCGCTGAAAAATATGCTTTTAAAATTCGAAGAATTTTATATTCGTTAAAAGGATACAAAACTATTCAGCTCCCTCGTCCTCGTCTTTAGAAAGATCCTGTATTTGTCCTCCCGGACCAACAGGTACGATTCTGTTGCCTTGTGTTGTAAGAGAATTATTCTTTTTCCAAGTATCAACAACAGATTTAATAGTCTTACTATTATTATAATCAGACACTAATTCGTAAAGCTTATCTGGATAATCGAGATATTTTTTAGCAGCTTTCTCAGAAACTCTAACAAGCTTTTTATATTTTTTAGGACTAATATTGTCTTTTAAAGCGCTAAAAACTGCTTGAGCAGCTGAAGTGCCACTTTTTTCTACTTGTGACTTTACTAAATCAACAGTTCTTTCATCTAAAGATTTTTTACTAAGTCTTTCTAAAGCCTCAAGTGCTTTAGGATTAATCTTTCTAGAAGTTAACTCTGATTGAGAAGTATTCTTTTTTGCTTTATACGCTCCAGGCTCATTGTGTCGTCTAATAATTTCTTCTTTAGAAAGATTTATCGATTTTTCAGCTTCTTCCCATTCTTCCAATTTGTGTCCTTGTTTTATAGCCCAATTAGGAACTTTAGTCTTAACACCTTCCATATATTTTTTATTCGATTCCCTTTTTTCTTTTTCATAAGCAACTGCTTCTGGAGTTTGAGGCATTCGATCTTCATCATAATCTAGCTTAGAAGGAGAATCCTTAGACTTGTAAAATATTCCTTTTTCTATGTAATCAACAGTTCTTTCATCTAAAGACTTAAAGGTTTTAGCGTGAGAATAGAGACCTTGTCTTTCTGCCTGCTCCTTAGCTTTTCTGTTAAGATTATCCAATATTTCTTTTTTTCTATCAGAAGACAAAAAAACACGCTTCGCTTTACCATGTTTTTCGGGATCTTTGTGTGTTCCTTCCTCGATTTTTCCCTGACGAGTGCCGGCACCATAGACAGCTTTCTCTAATAATACATCGATCGCTTTTATAAGTTCGACACTTTCTTCTGATCTATTTAATGGACGATATCTCAAAATCTTACCTTCCTTTATTGGAGTAACTTCATGTGGAGTTTCTAAAATTCGAGGACGGTCAATCTTATGCTTTACGTCTTCTTCTTTTTGCTCCTCAGCTTGCTCTCTAGCAAAATATCTAGAAGCTGCGTTTTTTGTGGGAGAAGAAAGACCTCTAATTTTAGAACTAAAAGCTTTTTCTAAAAGTTTTTCTATCGATTTAATCAGTTCGCTCATTTTATCTCTCTTAATCTAAAGAATATCCGTACTTCTTCGCGTATTTCCTATCATCAGGATCTTTACTAGCAGCCATACGCTTTAAGTTATCATGTTCGCCAACGTTACGAATTTGTTTAATTCTAGAATCCATATACTCTCTAGAACGATCACCAACAAGTCGCATTCCTTGAGCATCGCCAACATCGTCATCATCAGTTTTTTCGCTAACTATCTTTTTATCCCATTTCGGTCGACGACCCTTTTCTAAAATAGAATCAAGCGCTTTTTCTAAATCAAAATATTCTAAAGACTTAGATTCAGCTTCTTCAGATTTAGAAGGTTCTGATTCTTCATTCTTTTGAGGAGAAGACGAAGCTTCAGCCTTCTTTTTTGCTATTCTGCCAGTTTTTTCGTCTATATTTTTCTGCCATTTCTTATATTTTTCTTTATCAGAAGGAACTTCGTTTATGCCGACTTCAACTCTTTCTCCTCTAGCAGAAGAACCTCTTCTAAATTGAAGAGTATCATCACTCGTTAAAGCAGTAGCATGTATCGCTTCACTAGAACCTTTAGGATAATATTTAGTAAGCTTTTTATTAGGATAATCGTGATGTGTAACTTTAGCACCACCTTCAAGTTTAACAGTCTCCTGAGGAGCTCCTTTTTCTAAAGTATCAACAACACCCAATTCGAAACTACCGTTATCTTTTCTAACAATGACAATGCTTCCTTCAGAATAGTCTTGTGATTTTAAAAAATTTTCCTGCATATCATAAGGCATATTCTCAAGTGATTTGATTAAAGTATAAATATCTCCGATATTCATGTTATTTCTTCCTTTTCGCTTTTTGTATTCTTTTTTTTATCGTCTTCTTCATAAAAACAACGCATGTATAATCAAAATATTATTCATTCTTCTATTCTTCGTTAACTACTCCTTACCAAATAAATATACAGATGGTATCTCTAATTTAGCTGTTACTAGTCTTGGAAGATCTTCCCATGCTTGAACTCCATCTGGAAAAGGTTTACCAGCAGTAAAACCTCGTATTTCGTGAGCAGCAGTTATGATAATATACGACGGATAAAAAGTATAAAGAATAGAAAATGATGTTCCTTCTGGCGGTTTTTTATTTCCGTCAACCCAATATAACTCTCCAGCGTAATTTACTTTTACATCTCTTTTCTCTTCTAAAATATTATTACAATCGTACGTTTTGCCATTTTCGTCTATTATATTAAGAATCTCAACAATCTTAAATGAAAATTTATACGATTCAATCTCATTAGAAAAAATTTTGCTTTCACTTCTAAAAGTCACCGATTCTTTAAAAACAACTCTATCTCTAATATTTATTTTATTTTCGGGCAAACAAGTCAAATTGACATAAATATTACTCATTTGCCCTTCTTTAGGAATTCTATAAGTAAGAGTTGCCTCTTCTCTACGAATAGACGACGGTATCATTTTAATTTCTTTATTATATATATATGTCCAACCAGTACCATTACAAAGAGAACATGTTAATCTTCTAAATTGTTTATCTTCTAATTGTGTTTTAGCAGAACAAGGACATACTAAAGCGTTAAACCAATCCCATCTAGAACCGTAATTTTCGATTAAAGAAAGAGCACCTTTAGTATTATAATCTATTTTTTGAGTGTTAAAATTAACTCTCGCTGCGCCTCTAGCATTGCTTGTACTATCTGTAGACATTTAATAAACTCTCTTCGCTAAAATCGAACAAATTAAAAAGCCGATAATCTTAAACCGTAATAATACTGACGCAAAGCTTTAACTATTTCCCTCTGTTCAGCTTCATACATTCTAATTCTAGCTGAATAAGCGTGATTTTCTGCAGAAGCAGTCGTACTAACTGATTGACTTAATCCATCAACTCCAATCGAATACCCAGCTAAAGCAGCTTGGCCACCTAAAGCTATTTCTCCAAGAACGTTCAAAACACCAATAGTTGCGTTTTGAGCAATAAGTGTAACTAAAAGATCAGGAATTTCATCTTTAGCTTCGTATCCCGCCGTATAATCAACCAACAAAACTTGTGGTACGTAATTAGTAGAAGATAATAATGGAAAGAACATCAAAATTTGATTCGAAATATTCGCAGAAGCTAAAACACCATAATAAGGACTCAAATTAATTTGCGCATTTTTTCTTTTCATTTGTATCCATTCTGATGGAATTGTTATTTCACTCGTTATAATATTTATTCTCAAACTTTCTACGCTGATCAATGGCCTAGTATTTAATTGTATAAAGCCATATCCCGACATCCATTCTTCTAAACGATAATCGTAAGATTCATTGCGAATAACTTTTTTTCTTATTGAAATACCTAATAAAATCTCTGCTCTAGATATAGCTGAATCGATATAAAATTGCAACGAATCATCTAATAAAGTATCGTCGTTATAAGATATTGGTATTTTCCAAAGATATGTTTCTTTAAGCCAATCGGGCGTAATGTCAGCTAAACGCATTTCTATCCCTTATACTCGCAATAAGCTATAGTAACTTCTGCGTCTGACGTTACTATCAAATATTCAAAACTAGCAGATGGCGCTTTATAAATTGAAAATGGCGCATTAGCAAAAAAATTAGATAAATCTAGTGGACCACTACTTTGTTCATAAGTAAAAAGTTTCTCAGTTATAGTACCCTCAACTAATCCAAATCCAATTTCGACTTTCTTTCCATTTGTTATCAAACTATTTATGATATATCTAGTACCAATTTTCAAAGGAAGATTTACACTAGTAGCGCCGTTTGCGTATTGATTTCTAAATTTCAAAATAACAGAAGTATTTTGAGATATTGTTGGCATAACATTAGTATATGAACCGGCAAAATCTGCCATATAAAACTCCTAATCGATTAATCTATGATAAATATGTTTTTTTAGTCGATAGATAGTAAATTGATTTTTTATTAAATAGCCTTGGATCGCCATAATAACGAACGTTTTATACAACGCTATTTTAATTTTTTCTGCCATTTTAATTTAACTATCTTTCTTTTTAGATTTCTTTATTGGTTCTAAAGGCTCTTCTATGTTTTGCGTTTCATTCTTTTTAGATTCTTCCTCTCGAACCAAATTTAAAGCTTCTGGTCTAACGTCAAAAGTTGTATTTATTTTATTTTCCATTCCAAGCGATTTTGCAATATTTTCTTTTCTAATTTTTTCTGCCCTAATCGCATCTTCTTGCATATTCGAAATTTCTTCTTTGCTTAACTTTTTAAACTCTTCCAATATAACAGTCGACGCTCCCACTCTTACGTAATATGTCATATCTATACTCTCCTTTAATAAATAATAGGGGAGTTAAAAAACTCCCCATATTTGTCTTTACTATGCGCCCGAATAACCTGAAATGCCTGAATAACCAGAAACGCCCGAATAGCCAGACTTACCTGAATAGCCCGAAGCACCTGAATAACCAGAGACACCAGAATAACCTGAAATGCCTGAATAACCCGAATAACCACTATCTCCCTTAAATGGAGGCGTATACGCAAATCCAGTAGTATCTCCTTCTCTTGGATAATAAACCATTATTTAATCTCCTTATATTAAAACTAATTAATAGCCCGAAATACCAGAATAGCCAGACTTGCCTGAATAACCAGAATAACCTGAGAAACCAGAAATAGAATAACCACTATAACCAGATCCATCATATCCACTTACACCAGAATAACCAGAATCTCCAGCTGGTGCCTTTTTAGGATATATATACGCAAATCCAATAGTATCTCCTTCTCTTGGATAATAAACCATTATTTAATCTCCTCTAAAAAAAAGGGTTCGGCAAACCTCTTGATTTATCCGAACCCTTTCATTACGTCAATTTAAAATCTTCTACTATGCTTTTTGCCTTAAACTCAACAATATTAATCTATATATTTATATAAAATTAATATTTTATGTTAGTTATCTTTGTCCACTTTAATGGAGCAAAAATCACTGGAACACCATAAAGCAATATCATCCACTTATAAGCAGGAGCTATAGTCGCTAAATCCATCTTTACCAATGGAGCTAATTGACGGAACGTAATTACGTCTGGCGTCATCTGTCCAATAAACGCAGTAGCTGTATTAGGTAATCTTTCTCCATTCCAGTCATAAGTAGTATCTGCAGTAGCAGCCAACGGGAATGATTGTACCCAATATTTAGTAGTTCCACCAGGTTCGCTTACGAATACGTCCATAAACTGAGCAGTGTTAGCGTTAGCATCTACGCCCGAAACAGTAAATCTAAGTGATTGAGAAGAACCATTAAGAGTAATAGTTCCGCCAGCACAAGCCTTAGACACTGTCTCTCCATATTTATTTCTTAAAGTAAATGAAGAAACATAATTACCAGCAGGCGGTACACAACCAGCAGTAGGAGTACCACCATTAGAAGCCGTAACAGTTACTGATCCTAAAGGCATTTCATCGGACTTTAAAAGATTTGCAGAAGTAGGTGCAACTCTTGTCTTCTGTAAGAAATAAGTTGGTTTTAGATTAACACGACCAGCTTGAGTCATCAAACCATCGATATTAATATTTACCTGAGTATTTCCAGAAGCAGTTGGAAGAATAACTCTCTGAGCAGCAGTTCCCGCAAATTCTTCGTTGATCTTTGCTAATACCGTAAAAGGAATGTATAAATCAGTTGGGAAACCGAATCCGTCAACTACTGTTTGTGCTAAATCGTTTACAATTGTAGTAAAAGGAGTAGAAGAAAATGAAGTTGCTCTAAGATCGTATGTATTACCAGCTAGCTGATCCATACCATCCCATTCAACATATTCTGCATTGTCACGGCCTTTTGAACGACCCCAGAAAAGTCCATTTTCAATTTGTCTAAGCATCCACATTATGCCATTGCTATTTTCTTGAGCAATAACATCTGGAACCATTGTGCGAACTAAAGTCATAGGATGCGAAACTGATCTAGTAGTTCCGACATACTTTACTAAAGCAGCTTTTCTCGCATAATCAGATTGAGTTGCGTAAGGAAGTTCGCCTTCTGTTATAAAACCACCAGTTTGAGTACCATAAGACGTCAGTTGATTGTATTCCTCAATAGTTGAATAAGCTTGCGACTTAGGAATATCCTTCCAAAAGTTTATGTGCTTATCTGTAAAAGTGATAACTTTTAACGAACTATCAAGAGATTCTACTCTAAGAGCGCCTCCTCCAACCTGATCCGTACCGCCCCATGTATAACCAGAAGCAATTCCAACACCTTCTGCTCCTTCTAGGGCTTTATTAATCGCTTGTACGTCTTGAATAGATCCGACGCCAAATCCTTGTATATCATTCATTTAAATATTCCCTCCTAATAATCTCGAACTATTAATCTAAACCAATTTTACTTTTTACTATATCGGGTATTACACTAATATCGCCCGTAGCATCAAATTTTAAAATCATATTCGTATTTACGTTTGGATCTCCTTTTATTTGAAGATCTAACATTCTATCAGCTATTTCACTTTTAGTTAAAGTCGTTTCTCCTTCTAAAGAAGAATTCTTAACACTCTTAATCATTCCTCTATCAGAAGATCTTATTAATGATTTTCTAAAACTTAAAGTCTTAGAGATATTATCTATAGCTTTTTCTATCTCGTCTATTCTATCGATAGCTGCTGAAATAGACTTAGCTAAACCAGCTGATATATATTCGGCTTGTTCCGACTTTTCGATAGGATCGCCATAAATTTCAACAACAGACTTCATGACGTCGTCGTAAACGCTTCTACGAATTTCATTAGCAAATTCATCTATATCTAAAAATTCTTCGCTATCAGAAGACTTTTCAGAATCTTCAACTTCTTCTTCTTTTTCTTCAGCGTCGTCGTCGTTATCTTCTTCTCCGTCAGACTTGTTTAAATCAGCTGAAACAGACTTTTCCTTTTTAGTCGCTGTTCCTGGATGATCTGGGCCCTGATTAGTAGCTTCATGTTTTATTGTTCCGGGACGAGCAGAAGCAGCTTTTCCTTCTGGACCAATAGTATCTTCTGATCCATCCTTAAAATCTTCTCCACCTTCTGCTCTATCGTCGCTACCTGCTTTACCAGCAGATCGAGCAAAAGTACCAGAATTAGCCTTGTTTTTTTTATGTTCATCTTCTTTTTCAGAAGGTGCACCCTCTACTTCATGAGAAACAGCTTCAGCGGGACCTCCAGAATATTTACCTTCTGAAGTGTATCCTTTAGCTTTAGCTTTGTTAATTAATTCTTCAACAATAGTTAATATTTGTGATGACATTTCTTCCTCCAATTTAAGAATTAAATTACTCGTTTTTATGAGATTTTTGTTAAAATATCCGAATTTTTTATAATTTGTACGAAATTATCAATACCTCCAGCCTTAAATATTAAATTAGAAATTTCAAAAATTAAATTATCACTTGCGTTTGGGTGTACAGATTTTAAAATAGTAGCAAATTCATTTTTTGATTGTTCTATAGATTTATAAGCGCTATAAAGTCTTTCCTCTAATTCCTTATCGGTAGGATTGCCTGTAACTATCTTTTTAGAAGACGATTCTAATGATTCTCTCTGAAGAACTTTTGTTCCAGTATCGCCTTCTTTTATAGGCGCGTCGACTGTTTGCGCAGAGTTTCCAGAACTTAAAGCAGCCAAATCTTTATTTAATTCTAAATCTTTAGAAATATAACTAATTACTTCATCGTAGGCGGGAGGAACGAACGACTTTGAAACGACTTCAAAAGTCGCATCAGTATTTACGGGAATATGAGTTATCGCGACATTAGTAACTTTAGCCTTTATTATTTTAGACTTATTTATTGCAGAACGTTGTACTACTTTTCCTTCTATCGAATATCCTAATTTTCGGGGATATCCAGCTGCTTTTAATTCATTAGCTAAATTCCAAACATGAGTAGCCATTTCATTATTGAATAGCATACCTTTAGTAAAAAAGCCTATATGATCTATTTTAGAATATACGGGTATTCCTATAATATGATCTGGCTTATTAATGTGCATCCAATTCAAAAAACCTTGTTTGTTGTAATAACTGATATCTAATCCACTTTTAACTATTGATTCGCCATCCGAATCCCAACTTGGAGTTGACGCATATCCTTGCACAAATCTTCCAGTAGATTTCGTTATATCGAAGTTTTCGTTAACAAATTCTGATTTATTAATTTCACCTTCAAAAAATTCGATATTTTCTATATAAAAACGTAAATCTTCTGTAATCTTTTCGTTCATATAAACCTCATATATAAATAGTAAACGTTTTCTTATTTAATATATTAAGAACAATTTTTGTTTTTTTGAGTTTAATCTAAAAAAACTCAATAATTTATTATTTAAATAATGAGATCTGAAACTTTTTTTACTGAACTGTGTGACGTTCAGAAATTAAATGTGTATAATGGTTTTGAACAAACAATGAGCTGTATATCTCTTCGAAAATCATTATATCAGTGGATTAAATAACTAAAGACTAATAACTACTAAATGCTATTACTTCTATTTAGTTTATATTTAATTCATGGCTAAGTTATAAATTATATAATAATTAACTCTAATAAAAGACTATAAAAGCAAATTAGAAAGAGAAAATTATGAGCAACAAAGAAAAGAAAAACGATAATGACAATTTCAGATCGATTCAGTCAACTTTAAACAATCTAAACAAAATTATAAAAGACGAAAGAGATTTAGTAGATCAAATACCTGAAATTAGTGCTTTAGAAAAATATCAAACTGAATTAAATTCTAATATAGCAGTTGTTGATGATGAAGATTATACTAAACTAATTGAAAATGTTGCAGCATTACAATTCGCTGGTAAAAAAAGAGACGAAATATGTAAAGCTTTAGATATATCTCATAAAAAATTTAAAGAAATAGTATGTAGTGAAGAATATTTAGAACTTAAGAAATTATTATTAGATGATCAAAAATCGTATATAATGTCACAAGTTTTAAAAAAAGTTGATAGTGCTTTGAAAAATTTAGATGAATTAATTAACACAGCCGATGAAGATAAAACTAAACTTAATGCTATAGCATTAGTTTTGGAACAAGCACAAAAACTTATAGAAGATCAAAAATTATCATCTGTTAACGCTAATACTATGTTAAGTCAAATAGCTCAAAATGCAGCTAAAAATGGCAATAACGTAAGTATAACGTTAGCAGAACTTATCATAAATCAAAGAAAAGATAGAGGTTTAAATTAGTTTGACAAAAAACATCAATTATGATTATGATATTTCAAAAAAATTAATAGCAAAGAGAAATTTCTCAAAAAAACAAACAAAAAAGAGTAAAGGCCCTAATAAAACTGAACTTAAACTTTTAAAAATATTGGGATCTAATTTTAAATATGTAGGAAATGGTTCTAAGATTATATTCGGGAAAAATCCAGATTTTATAAATGAAAAAGATAGAATAATAGTCGAATTATATGGAGATTATTGGCATAGAAACGAAACAATAAGAAAAACGATTAATAGAATAGAACTATTTAGATCAGCCGGATATAAAACTATAGTAATATGGGAACATGAAATAAATCCTATAACAGTAATGAGAAAGATTTTAAAAGCGTATGAATAATCTAGAATTAGATGATAACAACTTAACAGAACTTGTAAATAAATTTTTAAGCGACCATAAGTTTTTTATAGAAACTGTTATTTCCATAAAAGACAAAAATAGAAATATAGTTCCTTTTATATTTAATCCAATTCAAGATCTATTTTATAAAAAATACGAAGAATTAAATAAAAAAGGAATCAGAAGACACATTATTTTAAAACCACGTCAATTAGGTTTTACTACACTAATTTGTGCTTTATTTCTAGCTGAATGTATATTAGTCCCGAATACAACTGCTGCTATTATTGCACATGATTCTGAATCAACTCAAAGAATATTTGAAATAACTAAACTTATGTATGATAAATTACCTGATGAAATAAAACCCGATAAAAAATATTCAACCAAAAAAGAAATTGTTTTTGAATTATTAAATTCTAAAATATTTATAGGAACAGCAGGTTCAACAAGTTTTGGCAGAGGTACAACTATTAATTTGCTTCATTGTTCTGAATATAGCTTTTGGGAAAATCCTGATGATATAATGCCTTCGTTACTAGAAACAGTGCCTAAAGACAATGGCATTATTATATATGAAACAACTGCAAATGGATACAATCATTTTTACGATCAATATACTGAATCGATTAATGCCTCAGAAGAAGAAAGAAAGCTAAATCAAATTCCTTATCCTCACTTTTTTAGATGGTTTGATCACCCAGAATATTTTTATTCGTTAGAAGATTCAGAAAAGCAATATATACAATCGACTCTTTCAGAAGAAGAAAAAAATTTAATTAAAGCATTTAATCTTACATTAGAACAAATAGCATGGCGAAGGCAAAAACATACGTCATTAAAAGACAAATTTCTACAAGAATATCCCGAAGATGACGCGACTTGTTTTGTTTCGTCGGGCCAGCCGTTTTTTGATCAAAAAATTCTAAAATCAATTATGATTTGGAACGAAACTAATAAAACTTGGAATAGAACTAACGACGAAAACGTTATTTTAGAAAAAGGCTGGACTAGATATGAAATGGATGGCAAAATAAAAATTTATAAAAATTACATTCCAGGAGAACAATATATAGTATGCGTCGACCCTGCTGAAGGCAATCCTAATTCAGATTATTCTAGCGCTTTTATACTGAGATTAAATAAAGAACCTGTTTTTATAGAACAATGCGCCGAAATTTGTGAAAAAATACCAATGCCAAATTTTTGGAAATTAATATATTATATGAGTTCAAAATATAATTTCCCTAAAATAGCTATAGAAAGAAATAATCACGGGCATTTACTTAATTATTGGGCGGCTAATGGTTTCATGCAAGATCAAATAAAAATATTAGATAAATATCCTTCTGTTTATTATGCAAAAGACAACAAACCAGGATTTATTACTAATAACGTTACTAGACCATTAATATTAGATAACTTAAGCGAAATGTTACGAAATAATATGCTAGTAATTTATAGTAAAATGTGGCTAAATCAAGCGCTTACTTTTGTATATAATAATAATGGTAGACCTGAAGCTGACAAAGGAAAAAAAGACGACGCAATAATAAGTACTGCAGTAGGATGTTTTATACTTATTCACGAAAAACAATCGAGCGCTTTTAAATTTATCAATAAAGACGAGTTTAATATACAATCTAATGCAAACAAAAAAGAAAATCAATTTTCGGCAATAAACAAAAATATATTTTATGACGATAATATTTTTGATAATAATGTCGTTGTAGGACAACCAGAAGTTATAGATTGGAAAAAATTCATATATTAATACAGATATTATTATTGGAGAACGATAACTATGTCACCAAGAAGAAAAAAAGAATTAGCAAAAGCAAAAAGCAATTTAGAATATTCATTTGTTAATGATAACGACATAAATTTAGAAAAAGTAGAAAAAGCGCAAAAAGTTTCATTATCTGGAGGAAAGTTAGTAGACAAACAGGATCCAAAAGAACAACTTCCAGCTTCTAAATTTTTCGACCCTCTTTATATTTTAGACTACCTTCAATTCAAAACAAAAAACGCTTCTTGGGCATTAAGCTATCAACTCTTAAGAAAAATGTCATATAGAAATGGAGTAATAGCATCGATACTAAATACTAGAATAAACCAAGTATCTCTTTTTGCTACTCCATATATCATGCCTAACGATAGAATCGGTTACGTTATTGTGCCTAAAGAGAAAAAATATCAATATTTATATAAACAAGCCAATCCTAATAAAAAACTTCCTCTAGCTTCAAAAGAAGAAATTCAAACTATAATAGATGTCGGAGAGTTTATAGAAAATTGTGGTACTATAGAATCTCTTTCTCAAGACCCTCAAAGAGATAATTTTATTACTTTTCTAAAAAAAATAACTAGAGATAGTTTAACTTTTGACCAGTTGTGTTTTGAAATTGTAAAAGATTCTAAAACAGGAAAACCTGCTGCTTTTTACGCAGTCGATTCTGGAACAATAAGACTTTCTGATCCCAGAACTAGAGCGGAAAAAGGAATATATTACGTTCAATTTATTGATGGAAATCTTTATACTGCTTATAGCTATGATGAAATGGCATTCGCTGTCAGAAATCCAACAACAGATATTAAAGCAAATGGTTATGGAATTTCAGAAATAGAAATGGCTTTAAACTATATAGCAAGTCAATTATATGGCGAAGATTATAATAAAAGATTTTTCACACAAGGTTCGACGCCAAAAGGTATCTTAAATATACGAGGAAGCAATATTTCTTCAGAAGAACTAGATACTTTTAGAAGAGCGTGGCATGCGCAATTAACGGGAGTTGCTAATTCGTGGAAAACACCAGTATTAGCTAGCGAGCAAGGAGTTGAATGGCTTAATCTTGGTTCCTCTAATAGAGAAATGGAATTCGGTAGATGGTTAGAATATTTAGTTAACGTAATATGCGGAGTATATCAGATAGATCCCGTTGAAATAAATTTCCCGAATAAAGGTGGCGTGTCGGGTCAAAGCAGAACTCTAAACGATTCATCAACAATAGAAAGAATAAAATTTTCTAAAGATAAAGGTTTGGTACCTCTTCTTCGTTTTATAGAAAAAACTATAAACAAATATATAGTTAGCCCATTGACAGATGGACAATTCGAATTTGCTTTTTATGGTTATACAGACTTGATTGAATCTCAAAAAATATCGTTAGAAAAACAAGAAGTTACTTACCTAAGAACAGTGAACGAAATTAGATCGTCTTATGGTTTGAAGGAGCTGCCTAATATGGACATAATTCTAGATCCAGTAGCAGCACAAGTTGCTATGGCAGCACAAGCTCAAGAACAGCAACAAATGCAAAACGAAGAAGAACAAAAAAATGTTGAAGAAAACGAACAACAAGATATAATAGAAGAAAACGAAGAAGAACAAGACACTGAAGAAGAAAACGAAGGCGAATATGGCGGAGACTACAACAATGAATATTAAAACAAAAACAGCAGATTCTTTAACAACAAAACTTATTGCAGTTTTCTTTCCGTTAAAACCATTAAAAACTAAATTTAGCGACAATTTCATAGCACAACAAATAA